AAAAACATCTTGGATCTATTTGTGTAGATAAGCTAACAAGAAAAGATATTAAAAATGTTTTTGGATCTATTTCAAAAAAAACAAAATCACAAGCAAACAAATTTCTTAAATTTATAGTAGCTAGTTTAAATTTTGCTATTGATGAAGAATGTTATGGTATAGAAAATAATATAGCCAGAAGTATAAAAGGTAATCCAGAAAAGAAAATTACTACTAGCTATACCGAAAAAGAAAAGTTAAAAGTATTTAAAAAGCTAAATGAATTAGAAAACTTTGAGCCAGGAAAAATAAGGTCTATATCTTTTATATGGTTGCTCATACTAACAGGAGCTAGAAAAAGCGAAATAGCAAATGCACAAAGATCTTGGATAAAAGATAATAAAATTGTAATACCTTTTGACCAATACAAGACAGGTAAAAAAACCGGTAAAGACAGAATTATTTATTTATCAGATCATGCTATGAAAATTATAAATAAAATTATCGAAGTCTGTCCTAATGAAAAAACAATTACAGGTATAAAATCTCCGGAAAAAACTTGGGATAGAATTAGAAAAGAATGTGATTGTCCGCATTTAAGATTACATGATCTTAGGCACTCATTCGCTACATATTGTTTGTCAGCAGGTTTGGGCCATAGACAAGTAGGAAATTTATTAGGACACCAGAGCTTATCTTCTATGCAAAGATACGGAGAGATTAGACAAGAAGTTTCTAAAAATAATGTAGAGTTAGCTAACAAGCTGATCTTGCTTAATTAAATCTAAAGTATATTTTAAAGTTTCTTTTGAGTTTGCGTTTTTAACTTCGTCGTCGTTAAAAGTTATTCTGGTTTTTTTTAAAAAAGGTACAAAGATTATGTTTTTGTAAGGAAGACAAACTAAAGCATAAAGATCTATATTGTGTGTACCTTTTGTACCATATCTTCTTTCTTTAGTATTGCCACCCCTTCTAATATCCCAACACCAACCGGTCCTATAATGTCTGCCGTTATGTTTAGATATATATTTCTTTTTTTTAGTAACAGTTTTTACTTGGCATTTATACAAAATATTTTTGTATTCAAAAACTATATCCGCATGAGATCCGTGTGGCATTGTAACTAGATCTGATCCAAACGAGTAAAGAAAGGAAGCTGTTAAATGTTCTCCGCATTTCCCAACTCTTTCTGTAGGGCAGGGCATTAATCCGTACTACGCTGTTCTTTCTCCCATTCCTTTCTCCAAGAAGGACTATATACCGGACTGTTTTCATCATACATGATAGCGTCAAGAGTCATTTGCCTTGCATTTTTTCTAAGCTCTCCCATTAATTGTTCAAATGCTTCCCTTCTAAATCTTGGTGGATCATTAGTAGAAAATGTTGTAATTAATGCTTCAAACTCCGATCTAGCGTTCATAAGATCTAATCTATCTAACATATATTCGTATTGTTTTTCGTTTAATTCTATTCCGTCTAATTTTCTATTCATTTTGCCTGGAAAATAATTTGCGTCAGCAAAAGCAGTTAATATGGGATCTGGTTCTGCTGATCCAACAGTTACAGGAGAAAAGACCTGCACACCTTGTTTTCTTCTTAACATTTTTTCTCCAAAAATATTTCTTCTAATAGGCATACCTTTATTGCTAAAGAAAGGCAGGTCGTCCATTATTTTATCTAGTGCTTGTCTGCTATCTCTTAAATACGGATCATTAACATCATTAATGTTTCTAAACATTGTAGGCACAAAAGATCCCAAGAAATTATTTACATAAGTTTCTATACCTGTAGGAGTTTCTGAGTCTATAGCACTTACTAAATCTGTAATACCTCTAAAGAAAGTTTTATCAGTTAAGTTTCTTTGTAAAGAATTAGTTAATCCTATTACCATATCAAACAAAAGAGTTCCCAACTTGTCCTGTAATAACTTTCCGTCTTCTCCGTAAAATTCTGGATTTCTATAAATTTCGTCCATTATTTGTTGCACATCAGCGGCAATTCCAAAAATCATAGCAGTAGGTTCAAACCTAAAAAACTCATAACTTTTGCCGTCTGATGTTTTAAATGAATAAGGAACATTAGATCTGTCTTGAAGCCATAATCTTCTTTCTTGTCTGTCTATAGGCCCACCACCAACAATCTTTCCTTCTGACGCTAAATCATAAGCTAAATATGCCAAACCGGTTCCTAAAAGCGTTCTTGCTATTGCCGCATCTCGTTCAGCTCCTTGTTTTCTAAAGGCATTTACAACACCGGCAGGAGATCTTTCTAAATAATATTTAACAATATTTACCGGAGTTCTTACAAAAGGCACTACAAATTTAAGAGCTTTTAATGGGCCGTTTAATTGTCTTTGAAAACTTCTTCCGGTAGGACCAAGATTGTTTGTAAATGTTTGATAGCGTCCTCGTTCTAATGCAATTTCTTCAAAGTCTTTGCCTAGAACACCTGCTGTCGGATTTTTTCTGTGATCCATGACAAGACTATTTACTCTTTTCATAAATTTTATAGGATCTTTAATTCCTTCTTTTCCCGCTATATCGAAGGCCTTGCCATAAACATTTTGATTGTAAGCTAGTTGTTTAAAAAACACATCTCCTGCTAATAAACCTCTGCCTGGCAATCTAATAGTATCTCCAATAATATCGTAACCAAAAACTTTTAATTTTGTATTGATTGATTTTTGCCTAGCTAATTCTAATTTTGTATTTGGATCTTTTACTAAATCTGGATTGTAAAGTACTTTACCCGCTGTTTTTAAAGCATCTCTTAATCCATAAATAGTAGCAAAAGCGGTACCATTTGCTTCTGAAAAAGAGAGTCTTCTATCAGGATCTTTTCTTCTACCTGCTGAAATTGCCGCTTGAGCATACGCTTCTACAGGCCTAAAACCCGCTACTATGGCATTACTACCAAAATTTACTGCTTGTGTAGGAATACCAGAAAGCAAAGCATTTATCCAAAATTCTTGTGCCATGTCTAAAATAGTTGGCGGTCTTACTGCACTTTGAGCATTAATAGCAATTTGTTCTGGAGTTTCTAATTTGGCCGCATTTCTTATTCTTGCTTCTATACTTCGCATACCTCTATCAGCAATCTCTCTCTGATTAACAATATCATCTACAAATTCTCTAGCTTGTTTTGGTGTTAAATTATCAACATCATATTTAAAAGAGTTTAGTAATTGACCTGCATAAGAAGTTTCTCCAACAAGTCTTTCTCCTACAGCTCCCAGATCCATTTCTAATAATTGAAAATTGTATAATTGTTTGTTAGAAGGCGTTTCTCCTGCATCAAACAATATAGTTAATTCATCTCCTAATTCTTTTACTTGTTTTGCTAAATACTGCAACATCATTCTAGCGGCCATAAGTTCTTGCGGAGTAAATTTTATATTTTTAGGAGCATTAATAAATTTATCTATAGTCAATCCGGTAGTTAAAGCATCTTCTCTTAACAATTTTCCGTCAGGACCAAATTGCATTTGATTTCTAGCTTTAATCCAATCTCCATTTTTTATGGCCTGTCTAGTTAGAGCTTGTATATCTCCTTTAGAAAAATCATATTTTTCTAAATTAATATTTACTACTTTTTTAGGATCTCCAGGATCAAAGTCTGGCGGTGGCCCGTCGTCTGATCTAGGTGGTGGTGGCGGTCCAGGCGGAACATCAGGCCCTTCTCCTAATGACAATCCTTTATCTCCTCTTAAATTAGCAGGAACAAGTGTTTTTAAAGCAGTTACTATTGGATCATCTGGCTCAAATCTTTCAGTAGTATTTTTTACAAAATTATCAATAACTTCGTCTAATTGTGCGTCTGTCAGTTCATCTGGATCAAAACCCAAGTCATTAATAAGTCTTCTTTCTTGATCTATGCCTTCTAATAATTGTTCGTATTCTAATAATTTAAGATCATCTTTTGGACTTGGAGCATCTTCTGCTATTAGTCTTGTTAAAAGCTCTTGTGCGTTTTCTTTGCCTGATGAGTCAAAAGCATCAAAAGGTACGCCTTCGTCCCTATACAATCCGCTTAGTTCATAACCCCTTCGATCAAATTCTTCTGCAAGATCTGCCCAAAATTGAGAGTCTAAAACTGCACTTTCTTCCCTTTCTTCTCTTTGAAATTTTTGATTTTCTGTTTCGTATCTTGTGTCATAGTCTTTCTTTTTTATGTAAGCTAGACTTGGTTTTCCGTTTTTGTCAGTCAAACCTAAAGACTCTCCTATTTCGCCCATTTTTAATTGAGCATAAGTAAAAGGTTTTATTTGTCTTAAAATTTCTTTAGCAGTAGTTACTTTAGGATAATCTGGCTCTTGTAGTCTATTGGTTGTAGGACTATCTGGTAGTTTTTTTGCTTTAAATTTTTGAAAATCTCTATTAGCTCTAATTTTAATTTTTGTAATTTCATCTGCTAAAAATTGTTTATTTAATGTTGGATCTTCAAACTTAAAAGCAGGATCAATGTCAGATCTAAACAAACGAGCATATCTTTCAAAAAGATTTTTAAATTTCTTACTATAATCTCTAGTATCTAAAAATTTATTAAATTCAACATCATCTGGCCCATATACTTCTTTTTCTAAATATTTATTTGTATCTGAAACATCTACATCTAAAGATCCGTCTTCTCTATAAACAGGAGTATCTAATTTTTTTTCGTTTATAATTTTTTCTGATTGGCTAGTAGGCGGTTCTTCTGGCAATCTAGGACCAACAAATTCTTCTTCAAAGATTTGTTCTTTTTTTATTTTGTCAGCTATCTTTGCTTCTTGCTGTTTAACAGATCTAATATCAAAAGCTCTGCCTAAAAAACCAACAATAGGACTAAGAAGCGATCCTAAACCCGCTCCTTCTATAGCCATTTTAAATCTACTTTGAGCTACAGAGTCGTCTGGATCTGCTTTTAAATATTCAGCTACAGGGCCAACAACAAAAACATCTGGGCCAAAAGTATCATATAAAAGATTAGATAACCTTTCTTCTTCTGGATCAAAAGAAGTTTGTTCAGCAATACTACCTATAGTTCCATATCTTACAACATCAGATACAGCTCTATCCGCTATGTCTTTAACAGCTCCTACTTTATCAGTTTTGTAACCAGGAACCATAAGTCTATTATATAAACCTCTTAAAAAAGCAGGGCCTTGCGTTGTGGCGATTTGAGTACCTCTTATTGCTTTATCAAAACCAATAAAATCAGGAAGAAACTGAATAATATCTCTAGCAAAAGATCCGCCAAAATAAGTTGGTTCTGGTATTTCTGGTAATCCGTCTTCTCCATAAAGTCTTTTATTCACAGCATTTACTAATTGCATTTGTGTTATGGGATTATTAATACCTGGAGCTAAAACATCACGATCTCCTATTTCAGCTATGTCTTCTATAGTGTTAAGTTTGGCTTGTGCAGAGTCCCTTAATCCACCGAAAACTGTTCTATAAAAATTAGATAAAGGGCCAGGATTTACGGGATTTGTTTCTTGCTCGATTTGAGCTTGTTCTTCTATATTTGTTACGGGGATTTCTGAAACTTCAAGATTTCCTTCTAGCCAATCTTCATAAGCTCCCATAATGAAATACCATTATCTAAGTCTTTCAAAGAAAGATCTTTGACTTGCAAAATTCAAAGCATCTCTTTCTGACTCAGTAACAAAAGATCCATTTATGTATCTATTTAAATTATCATCTCCTGTTGTAGTTTGTCTTCGTAGCAAACTATTAAAATCAGTTTTTGATTTTTCGTTTTTTACATATTCGTCATAAGTAGTTTTACTCAATATATCTTTTATCATTTTGCCTTCTGCATCATCTGAAAATTTATTAAGATTTTGTTGTAAAAAATTAAATGCGTTTGGACTTATTGTACTGGTTAAAACATAGTTATTTAATACATCTTCTGGTTCGTTGCCTTTTGCTTCTCTATTTCCGTATTGTAAAGCTACAGCATCATTATTCATAATAGCATTTAATCGTGAGTCTGAAAGAGTAGGATCATTTGGAGCTTGTGATCTTGCAAATGCTATTATTGAAGCTCTATCCTGGTCTTTTAGCATTTGTGAGTTCATCAAATTTGTTTTGTATTGCATATCTAACATTTGCATAAGTTTTTTTGCGTCCATAGCATTTGGATCTTTGCCTTGTAAAGCTAAGCCAAACCTTCTTACTTTATCAAATGCTTCCCTTCTTTTAGCAAGTTTATTTTCTCTTTTATCAACAGCTCCTATAGTTTTTTCAAGATTGTCTGCTACAGCATTTTTGTTAATGTTTGTTCCCATAAGAATATTAGCCGACGCATTATTAGGATTTACACCGCTCATTAATGCACTATAAGATTTTGTAACACCAGGTCTAGCAAAAATATCAGGTGTCATAGTAGGGTTTATAGTATTTCTAGGATCTGTTGTCATAGCTATATCTAATTCTGTTGCTAATTTTCTTCTTTGATTTTGTGGATCATACATACTTCCTTCTTGTGGCGGTATAAAAGTAGCATTAGTTGTTGGCTCTGGATTTGCAAAAGTGTTGCCAAATAAAACACTATTTCTCATTTTTAAAGCATCTTCTCCTTGTTGAATTCTTTTTCTGTGATTTCGAAAATCTGCAATCATATCTGGAGTAAGATAGTCCATATTAGCAATAGTAAGCATATCTTTAAATTTAGGATCTATCATTAGCTACCGCCACCGCCACCGCTTCCACCTAAGCCGCCTATTCCTGTTAATAAAGCTCCAATATCTGATAGAGATATTCCTTTAGAGCTACTTGTTCTGGTTCTACCGATTACGCTTGGACTAATTTGACCAGAAGCCGCCGCTAAAATTCCTAATCTTTCTAGTGGTATATTTCTTTCTTCGTCAAATCTAGCTATATCTGCATCTATTAGTTGTTGGTCTAATCCCCTTCTTCTTGTTCCGAAATCATCTGATAAATTAAGCAAGTTGTATTGATCTGCTAGTAAATCATTTAATAAACCAGATCTTCTATCTAAATTTTGAGCATAAAGATCAGCTCCAATTCTTCTGGATTGATCTATTCTGTTTGTATCTGCTTCTAATCTATCCATAGCTCTATCAAAAGCAGACTCTCTTACTCCTGCTATTGTTTTAAGCATTTCTTCGTCTAAGGCCCTAGTGCCTTCTTGTTCAAAAATAGCAGATCTATTTCCGCCAAAAGCTCCGCTATTGATTGCATCATCTTGAATTTTTTGAACACGCATATCTCTTACTCTGTCAAAATCATCAACAATAGTATTAATAAGTGGATTAGTAAATCTGTTTTCATAGGCGGTCATGTTCCCTTCTAACAAAGAAGCCGGATTGTAAGAAGGAGCATCTAAACCAATCATTTCCATTAAATTAGTTCTTGGATCATAAGCCATAGAAGTACCAAAAAGTCTTCTAGCTTCTGCTTCTGCTTCTATTTCTGCCGGAGTTAATCCTGCTACTCTATTACCAGAATATACAGACATATCTGCTCCTGCGGCTATTTGACCAAGATCAGAAGCATCTACATATAAATCTTCTAAATAAGAAGGGACATTTGCGGTTTCTGTTTCTTTGCTTTTGCTTAAACTCATAATGTTTTTGTTAAAATAAAATCTCTTTTAAAACCTAAATGTTTTATTTTTCTATACCAACCTGGTCTGCCACCACCCATAAGTTTTGAACAACCTATAGCTCTAGCAAAAACCTCTATCTGTTCTATTATACCTTCTATTTCGTCATATTTACCACCTGCAAAAAGCAAGTTATATACTCTTTCTTGCGGTAAATTTACTAATTCAGTAATCATGGCAGAGTTTTTTCCAGGCCATAAATGAAAAAACCCATGTCTTATTTTATCTTCTATATCGTCTATAGTATAAGATTGTTGATATTTTATAGCAGGTTCTATAATTGGCTTACAATGGTCCCAATAAACTTCCCATTCTTCTTTTTTAATCTCCTTTTCCATACTCTACTAAACTAACAAAAACATTAATATTTGCATGGCTAACTTGTATTTTTAATGATTGTGCTGATTTTAAAACAAGATCTCTACTTAACAATTCAACAGTACCATTTGCCGATATATCTTTTTGTTTGAATAAAAAATGATTAGCAGATCCGGTAGTTACTACAAGATCTATAGTAGTTGCTTGACCATTATCATCTCCTACTAAAATAGACTCTATAACAGCAAAATCAAATTCAGTAGTACCTGGAGCTGTATATATTGTTTCAAATGTTCCTGTGTTAGAAACATCTAATTTTGCATTTGTTACATTTTGTATGTATTGATTTTTACTAGCAGGTTGTATCATCTTCGACCTCTAGCTTTTACATCTAGTCTAATTTTTCCTACTTGAAAATCTTGAGTTACATCTCCTTCTATTTTCATTTGAATTTGTCTAGCTGAAAATCTAGCATCTGTATAACCACTAGCATTAAAATTAAAACTGCCAAAATCAGTTTCAGCTCCTAATGGATTAAAACGACCTGTAAAACTTAAAGTTATTGCCGGTAAATTTGTAGTTTCTTCATCTGATAATATTTGATTTATTTGAGCTACTTTATCTCCAGATCCTATTTCTAAAGGACCTGTTCTGCAAAAAGGTTTTCTTGAACCTAATCCTGGAGAGTTAAGTAATGGTCTTTTGTCATGTTCATAAATAAATCCATTACTATCTGTAGCCAAAGGATTTTTAAATACACCTTGATCTATCCAAGCTCCTCTATCTAATTCTCCTATACTCCAAACATTATCTAAATAATTCCAAATAATATATCTATTTGGAGATAACTGAGTTACTTCTCCAACAGGAAAAAACCACCAAATCTCATTAAAATCTATATTGTGAGCTCCGAAAGTAGCTTGTTGAGTATTAGTTTGTATATTGTCAAAAATAAAATCGTGAACATCTGATTTTAATTCTCTAAGTTGGCCGTTGTATGTAAAAAATGAGTTTTCACTTATCCAAGATAAAAAACCACCAGAAGATATAATTGATCTGGGACTTATTGCTTTACAGTTAATACCTGCGTCTTCAATACCATAAACAAAAGGACTTCCAACATAATAAAGTTTATTTATGCCTATATCTGTAAAAATAATTATGTCCTTGCCAAATCTGTAAGCAAAATTTGCTTTACCACCAGAAGCTAATTGTAAATTACCTGCTGTATTTCTAGCAGAAGCGGTCCAAGTAGTATTATCTTCTCTATCTGACCATGCTATTCTTCTAGGATCTCCTAAAGATCCCAAAGCTATTAAATGTCTTTCGTTACTTACTACAAGGCCCTGACAACCTGTAGGAGAGTTAGGTATTTGTGTTGCTATAGTATCTGGAACACCGGTATTAGAATTAGGTCGCCATTGATATAACTTTCCGTCTGACGGAAAACAAAAAACTAAATGTTCTCCATAATTATCAAAAGAAAAACTTTTAGTATCAAATTGTATTTGTGATTGACTTCTTGCATCTCCCCAATCTTCTACTCCATAATGATAAGCTCCATAACCAACAGAAGTAATTACATCATCAGCTACAAAACCTGCCGGAGTTATGTCGTACCAAGTATCTTCATAAAAAACATTAACACCTGCCCTAGTTCCTACAGCTAAAATTTCTTCTCCATTGTTTGCATTATAAGAATACATACCTATTGGCACACTAGGAATTATTATTCTAAAAGCCGAAGAAGTTGCAGAAGAAGTCGCAGATGTAGAAGTTGTAAAAGTAAGAGTTGTAGTGCTTGGAACAGAAACTATAGAAAAAGTTTGAGCATTAAGTTCTGTTCCAGGTATTCCGCCGGTAGCTGTATAGTTTTCTATAACAAAAGAAGTTCCTACTGCTAATCCATGTGCGACAGAAGTTGTCGCTGTTATGGTATTGCTTCCGCTAGTAGTAGTTATAGTTGCAGAAAAAAAAGTTCCTAAAGGATTGTTTCTAAATTTGGTCCAACCGCCAAGCGGTTTTAAGTAGCCATTTTCAAAGCGGACAAGATCTCCGTCCACAAATCTATTTTTATTTGCGTAATCAGTTCCGTTTTTAACTATTCCGGCAGGGGGAGTTACTTCTACTAAAGCCATAAATTAACATTAAGATATTCTTTTCCACATTCTTACAACAATAGAAGGTTGTCTAGCGTCTAAAGTCATAGCTTGTTGTGATTGTAATGTTCCAGAGCTATTAAATACTGATGCTGATGTTGCAGGTGGACTATCAGAAGATCCAGAAATTCCGTCTGTATCACACCACCTGTTTATGCTGTTTGTTTGGCCAACATATCCATAAGCTAAATTATAATTTTGACAGTCAGAGTTCGGTACTCCGTGTTTGTGTGGCGGTAAATTATTAACATTAATAGTTTTGCTATAAGTTTCTTGACCTGTAGTAGATCCTAATACTCCGTATGTTCCTGATGTATTTTTACCTACTAAAACTCTACCCTGCCCAAATTCTTCCCAAGTTCCTATGCCTAAATAAGTTCCAGGATTATTATTGTTAGTTGCATTTATATAAATAGATCCTACCGGATAAATTAAATCAAAAATATTTGTTCCGCTTTTTTGTATAGTTCCTAGTGTATTAAGATTTCCGGTAATTCCAACGCTACTAAAATTTCCTGTAGAAGCAGAATTAGCTCCAACAGGCGTTCCGTCTATAGCTCCGCCATTTATATCTACAGTAGGTAAAGTAGCAGTTCCAGAAACAGTAAGACTGTTTAGAGTAGCTAAACCATTAGTTCCTAAAGTAGTAAAAGATCCTGGAGCCGGTGTAGTAGCTCCAATAGTAGTGTTATCAATAGTTCCGCCTTCACAATCAATAGTTCCGTCAATATCTAAAGTTCCAGATACTTTTAAAGTTTTTCCTGTGCCTACATTTAAACCCACAGAAGTTCCTGCTCCTGCCGAGTTAAAAATAGCATCTACAGCGTCTAAATTTGCATTGATCTTACCACCCCAAGTATTCGTACTTGCTCCTACTTCTGGCTTGGTTAAATTCAATATGTTGGTAAATGTGTCTGCCATAGGTTAAATTATATCTTAGTTATGGAATTTTTTTTTAAATTCTTTTCTTAACAGTCTTTCTTGTTCTAGTTTTTTATAGAATTTTTCGTCAATTTTTTTTGTATCTAGTTTTATAGCCATTCGCTTTCATCTGTAGGATAACGAACATATCCCTTAACTTGTTTTATTTCTAAAGTATTTTTGTCATATACAAAACCATAAATCCAAACAAAATCATCTTCTCTACTTTCCGGCATAGGAAAAGCCAAACCTTTTTTTTCACAAAAATCTTTCATAATTTCTTTTGTGGTTACAAAAAAAACATCATATTCATCTGCTTCTGTTCCGTCTTCATTAAATATTTTTGCAAAAAAGAAAGAACGATACTTAGCAGAATATATAGGCACTTCCGGTCTAGGAATAAAAGTATCGGGGTGTTTTTGGTAATCGCTTGTATATTCGTTGTTAGATATTACAACTTTTAATTGTTTTTTTGCAGTAACAACATTGTACTTTATAGAGTGCCAAACATGATAATCATAGCCAACATTAGGCACTTTAAATTCTTCTAATAATTCATCAGAAGGTTTGTTATAAACATTGTACCAACTATAAGTTTTTTCGTGTGTATATGGCGGTCTTAGGGGAGCGTCTTCGTGAGCTGTATAAGTTCCAATAATATTAAATCTATTGCCTTTCCAATCCTGATCTTTGCCAAAAACTTTTTCTATTTCATCTATAAGCGGTTTAGCTTGATGTAAGCCAATATTATAATCAGTTCTAACTAATTTTTTATTTACATACACTTCATCATAAGTATTTGTAGTTTTTGGAACAGCGTAAGGATCTTCTACACCATAACCAAGATCTCCTTCTTTTGCATCAACTAAAGTAGATTGTTCTAAAAAAAAACTATATTCAGTAGCGGCCCAATGATTTTTTAAATATTCAATATTATTTTCTTCAATATAAACTCCGTCTTCTTTTTCTGTTAAAACATCTTTGCTATCTGCTTTATTAAATTCCATATACAAATTTTCTTTAGTAACAGGGTGTGTAAGATTTAAAGTTAATTTGTTAAAAGGTTTGTCTTCGGCATCTATATCAGCACTTGTGCCTACATCTGCTGTATTTGATTTTTCTAATTTAATTTCGCTCATCTTGATCTGCGAAAAGTTATAGTTATGCTTCCACCTGGAGCTCCAAATGGAAAAAAAGAAGCTGTATTAATATTAGTTGTAGGTATGGTTTGGCCTGTTAAACTCCAAGTCCAACGAGAAAAAGCTCTGCTTGTGTTGCTTTGAGAAAAAGAAGCGTCAGCTCTGTTATAAGTATTGTTATTAATTACTACACTTTTAAAAGCAAGATCATCATTAGTAAGTCCACCGCTAAATACATTTAATGCAAGTGTAGTAGTTTCGTTTCCGGGATTAGGAGTAACCGGAACCGCCGCTTGAACATGGAGAGAGTCTATTATAGAGCTTCCAAAATAATCCGAGTCTGAGTAATCACTTTGACTACCAAAACCGCCAGAAGGTTGAGATGCTTGTATGGTGGTTGAAGTCATATAACCTCTAAAAAGAATAGTGGTAGATATATATTGTCCTGGAACCACGACTGTTCCATGCCCTACACTCATTGTGTAAGACCAATCTTGAGCTCTGTTGTAATATTCAGAAAAACTTGCTTGTGCTTGAAATGCTTTATTAGCAATTTGTCTTATATCAGAGTCAGATAAAGAACAAGTAGTGTTAGTAACACCGGTCCCTCCGGCTTCTACATGAATATCATTTAAGGTAATTGCTCCAGATGCCGGTGTTGCCATTATTTATTTTCTAATTCTTTGACTCTAGCTGATAGCTCTTTAATTGCTTCTATTAAAACTGAAGTAATTTTTCCATAATCTACAGATTTAGTACCCATTTCATCATTTGCTGTTAATACTATTTCTGGCAAGATTTTTTCTACTTCTTGAGCTATAACCCCTATTTCTTTTTTGTTTTCTCTGGTGTAGGTAACACCCCTTAACTGTTCTACTTTATCTAAACCATTTTCTAAAGTTTGTATGTTATCTTTTAATCTTTCATCAGAAAAAGCTGTAACATTGGCCGTAAATGTTCCATTACCTGCATTATCAACAACAAATCTATCATTTCCGGTGTTATTTCTAACTATAAAATTAGTGGTGTATTGAAGATAAAGACTATTGCTATGTGCTTGAATTTTAAATGATTTTTCTCCGGACCAAGTTCCTGAGTTTAATTGAATATCAGTATTAGCAGGTAAAGCAATACCGCCATTAAAATTAGCTCTACCTGCATCAGACATATCAAGAGTAAGAGCAGTAATGGTCGCAGATCCGTCCACACCATTAAATTTTATGTCTTTATCTGCTGTTATTTGGCTAAATATTACATCTGAATTAGAGTCCTGTATTAATCTTGCATAAGTAGATCCTGCATCTTGAAAGTTTATAGTGCCGTCGCTACCTGCATTAAGCATTAATTCATTTGCCGCTTTTAACTCTAAATGACTGCTTAATTTTTCTAAAGTTCCAACACTTCCAGATCCGCCTGTATAGGTCAAATCTGTTTCAGCTTCTAAAGTGTCTGCCGTTGAGCTTCCGGTAATTATTCTGTTATCAGCATTATTATTAACAGTAGTTCCACCACCGCCGATAGCTCCCCAAGCATTGTTTTGATAACCTTCAAATTCATTTGTTGTGGTGTTGTATCGAAACATTCCATTAACAGGAGATCCGTTTCTTTGAGCTGTAGTTCCGGCAGAAACTTTAATTGAGTCGGTCCCATTTAGAACCATATCTCCTGAGATCGTTACTCCATTTGCAGTAGTTTCTAATTTTTTAACATTATCGTAATATAAATCTACTGCTCCATTGTCGGCCATGCAGATAAAATTTTCATCATGCGTTCCGTTTTGCAGACAAAAAGTATCTGCTCCAATATACAAACCACCTGATCCGTTATGAGTAAATTTAGTGTTGTTTCCGTCATGTCTTATATTGGCATCATCATCTGTGCCAAAATTAATTTGTTTAGTATCATCAAAATTAGCAGAATTAAATCTCATATTTACTTCTGTTCCGCCAGAAGCAAAGATTGCATCTATATCGTCTAAGTTAGAGTTTAGCGAAATTCCCCAAGTATTTTCCGCCGCTCCAGGTTCCGGCTTTATTAAATTTAAGTTGGTAGTCTGTGTATCTGCCATATCAATCCTGCTCGGTCCATGTTTCAGAAGAAATATTTACCGGAGTCCAAGACTCAGTAGGTATTACTTGTTCAGTCCATGTTTCAGTTGTTAAAGTTTCTGGCTCCCATTTTAACCTACCGGTAGCTGTAAAACTACTAACAGCGTTAATAATAGAAGATCCTAATTTTATAATAGTGCCATTAACTTCTACCTGTGAAACAGCATTAACAATGCTGTGTCCTAAATAAATGCAAGTTGGGTGTGCATGAATAGAAGCAACAGCTTCTATATTAGCAGTTGATGTTCTAACTCTTTGTCCGGCAGAAATAAATTGAGAGTTTGCTTGAACAAAAGCAGATCCTAAAAAGATTTTTGTACCTACAACACTAGCATCAGAAACAGCATTAATAACACTAGCGGCAGAAACTATTATTGCTCCTTGAGCTTGTGCAGAGCTAACAGCAGTAACAATAGCTCTACCTTGAAAAGCTAAGTCATTCCATTTTGATCTGCTGTAATAACCTTCGTTATAGCCGATTGTGGCCATGATGTTATGTTAGTCTGATGTCAAAATCTCCGGCGTTTATACGGAATACATCTCCTGCATCAATAGTTTTATTAGTTGTTAAGGTTGAGTAAGCTAATAAATTGCCACCGGTTAATGCGTCAAAAACTCCTACAGCTAATACTGTTCCATAACTAGCTGTGGCAGTTGGATATTCTATAGAAGCAACATTACTAGCTTCGGTAGGATTTGTACCAGATACATTAAAAGTAGCAGTTTGCCTAGCGTAAGCTCCACCAGAAACTTCTGTGCCACCGCCGGTATCAGAAGGAGCAACAGTAAATAAAGCTACATACAAAGTAGAAGGAGCTGTAAAAGCGTTACCGCCAAATACATGATCTAAAACTTTGTCTTCTAAATAATCACTAAATGCCATAATAATACCTTCTAGTTTTTAAAATAATATGTTTGTTTTTTTGCTTTACCATATTTTTTTCTTCTTGGGATCAGCGAACCTACTCCAAAAGAAGCTCTTTCTTGTTGCAATCTTACTTCTTCTAATGCTTTGTCAAAAAGAGTTTGAAACATTCTTACTCTTTCATCTTCCATTAAAAAAACAGAAGCGTGTTTGCAACACCCATATATATAAACATCTGGAAACTTATCACTAACAACATTTGTTGTATTAGTTGAGCTTAGCTCCGGTATGTTTGCATAATATGTTAATTGTAACTCATAATTTGTGTCTGGTGTGGGACAAAGTTCTATAGCATTATCGGTAATTGCAAAATATTCTGGCCTTCCAGATACATTATCTATAGAAGTTCTTTTTAAATCCAAAGACTCTGTAGATTGTTGTAATAAAGTAGTGTGATCGGAAGTGTTTAATTCAACATTTATAACCCTAGACCAATCACTAGGTAATTGTGTGTACTGTGTTTCTGCGACAGCGTTAGCTCTTTTTATAAGATCCTGGTGTTTAATAACTTTGTTTATGTCAGACTCAGTAAGATCTATGAACATATCCATTTGGGAAGTTAAATCAGTTCTGTTTAAGTATTCTGCTACTTTTGTTTTTATTTCGTCATAAGTCATATCTTACCTTTCCATGTCCTAAAACATTCGTTATCTTTGTTGTTGAGCCATTCTTTCCATTTAGCTTGGTCATTGGCCCACCCCTCTAGTATAGCTTTTTCCCAGATAACTTTGGGGATTTCTGCAACATGACGAAAATCTTTTTGTGCTTTTTGTTCTGATAAATATTTTGCATGGTCAATAACATTCTTAACATTTTGAACAGAATGAATTATTGATTTGTCGTCTTCTGTTACAAAAGAAGATGAATAACCTGTTTCGTGATTTATAAGAGTTGTCTTTGCCATTTTTAAATAAGGGAGAGCCGAAGCTCTCCCAATATTTGTTGCCTACAAATTATTAAGCAGTTAAGTCGGCTACAATTCCGTGTGCCGCTTCGTTGCTCATTTCTAAGCCGTACTCAGCTAAGATCATTTTTGTATCAGCATCTCCAATTTTAGCAATATCCATTGTTTGGAAATTTCTTAAGTAAGCTACTTTAGCGTACTCAGGATCTACTAATAGCAAAGATCTATCTCTGCTTCTGTTTGAAGGTACGATTTGTAACTCTCCAAAATCGGAAGCATAGACTGAAATACTAGCACTTACTGTATCAGCAGATACATTTTGTCTAGTGTTTGCTCTACCTGTAAAACCAGAGATAACTCCTTTATTTACCGGACCGGCTATAGCCATTTTAGGTTCAGCTCCGTTAGTGAACATAGACTGTAAAACACCTTTTAAAAGTGCTTCGGTTAATGCCCTTCTGTTTCCTGTAGTCGCATCAGTAGCCGCCGCAGAAGCAGATCCGTCAGCTCCGCCTGTACCTCTACTTTTGTTAGTAGTGATCCACGCTTCGAAAGAACGAGTCTGTCTAGCAGTAGTAGCATTACCTGCATTTTTAGCAGTATTTTGACATAGAGCTACTTCCATATCTCTTTTTAATGCTTTAGACATTAAGGCCATTTGATGTGCCAATTCCTGCTTTTTACCGGCAGGATCAGAAGCATCTTGTGAACCAGATACAGTTGCATCTCTTGATGAAATTTGAGCCACATTGGACTCCCTAGTAGTCGCTGTACTTGTAGCACGAGAAAGTTCAAAACCTTCTAATTGACCTGTTCCGCTAGGAGTAGGTAAATTTTCAGTTTGCCAATCGAACACAACATTTGTGATGTTTTTAGATCCGATAGCACTCATAAATGGAGTAGCAGTTGGATCTATATTGTAAATTACATTCGAAAGGTCTTCTCTGTTAGAAGTAGCGTCGTATGATGTAAAAGAATTTGTAACTTTTGCCATTTTATTTAACCTCTAAATTAGATTATTTTTTCAAAATAATTGGCCGCATCAGACACTCTGCCTGTTTTAGCCACCCTTTGTTGAGCTTTCTTAACAGCAGATGTTGGTTTAATCCTATTAGAAGTTCCTGGCTTAGCTACTTTTGTTCTGGCCTTCGCTTGTGTTGGTTTTTTCTTTAATGCTGTTTTTTGCTTGTTATATAAACTTGCATCTCTCAACAAAAGAATAAAGCGATAGTCAGTTACAGAAGCAACCTCTGCTTTAGTAAAACCTAGACTCTCAGCAGTTTTGGTTATTTCTGAAATTTCTTCCATTTTAACCTTTTCATCTTTCCATTCCGGGAGAAGATCTGATAATTTCTGTTGGCTATCTAATAATTGTTTCTTGAGCTGTTCTTGCTTTTCAGCGTTTTCTTGCTCAATAACACGATTATATTCAGCATCTACAGACTTTATCTTATTAAGATGTTCGTCCCATTCTTGTTTTTTGGTCAGATACTCTACCTGGTCCTGTTCCTTTAAAGACTCCCAATTTGGTTCTTCTACAAAACCATTTTGTAACATGGCTTTGATTTTAGGTAACATTTCTCTGTATTCTGCTCGTTCACGAGTTAAATCAGACAAGTTATTATCAAGTTCAGACTGTTTATTATCCAAGTCTTTTCTTAATTCAGATAACTCCTGAGTTTTTCGTGTGTAATCACTATTCCGACTGTAACCATTGATTAATTCTTCTTGGGTTACTTCTATTTCTTCGCCGCCAACTTTGACGACATAGGTTTGAAGTTCCTCAGTTTCATCAACTTCTACTTGATCTTCTTGTAATTCTTGTTCTTCTTCTTCTTCGGCTTCTTCTTCTATTTCAGCTTCGGCTTCATCTTCTTCGATTTCTTCCTGTGCTTCTATTTCAGTTTCAGCTTCCGTTTCATCAGAAACTTCTTCAACATCAGTATTTTCTTCGATTGCTTCTTGCTCCTCTGGGGGAGTGAGCATTTCTTCAAATGCCTGTGTTGCTTTGCTTATATCAGTTTCAAAACCATTCGGCTTGGCGTTGTTGGTCATATTTTCTACCTTTATAATTTATTTGCGTTTATTTTATCTTAAAAACATACATTTTTGTCAAAATGTTTATTTAAAAGATCTAATTCTATTGAATTGTGTTTTAGCAATTTTTCCTTTTTCTACAATAATTCTTAGATGTCTTTCGACTTCTGGAATAATTTTTATTGCCTGGTAAATTGCTTCTCTTAAATCCTGATCTTTTTCAACATCTGAATTTATCCATTTTGCAATATATTCAGCAGTTAAATTTTTAACTGCGTCTTTGAATACATCACTATTTAACAATGCTTCTGCTTGTGTAGAAGCATCTATCTCCTTTTGTGTTGCCATATATTATCCTATTGCTTGATAAATAATTTCTTGAAATAAAAATCCGGTGATCCCTAAAAAAATTGTAACTATGAATAATAATGTATTTCTGATTGTTTTATTTACTGACGCAATACCATTTTCAATAGCTTCTAAACGCCTGTAATTTTCTTTCCACCTTTGCTCACAGGCCGCTTCGTGAGAGCTTAAACGCTTATCTATTTCTGTAACTGTAGCTCTTGCCATTAATAACTCCAAATATGCGGTCTTGGTCTATTATTGTTTCCTTTATAAGTATCTAAATGTATAAATCTACTATTTCCTTTTTGATTAACACCTATACCGGTAAAACCGAAACTAGATGCTAATGTAACTATGTTAAATGCTTTTTCGTGAGAACACAAAACATCTACAGCAAGTCCTAAAGTATGTATGCCTGGAGTTTTTTTATTTACTTCTACAGGGTGTTTCGGACAACGATAAGCAGATGTAATAACAAAAGAAAAACCACAACAAGTTCTGAGATCCTGTAGCTTTTGCAAAAAATCATAATCCATTTTTTGTTCGCCACAATGAGAACAGGCAAACTCCTCTGGTTTAAAATTCAAGAAATCCCAATCCTTCATCATCTAAAGATTTTATGCTTTGCATATATTCGCCTACTATTCTTAAATCGCTGTTCATTGTTTTTGCTTTTAATTTTGCTTCTCTAAGTGTTTTGGCAGTAATAATAGGTCCTTCATGTGTTTCTATTTTTCCTTCGATAGTCTGTATGTCTATCTCAGTTATAAACATCATTTCGTATCTGTCCTCTTTAATTTATCGTAAGATCTAAGTCCGGACATTCCTAACAATGCCATTAGGATTGCGGATAATTGTGAAAAATCAAACTCTGGCATATCTATTTGTACTCCAGAAGTTTTAATAACAACTTCTATGATAGGAGCTAAAATGAAATGATAACCAAGAGCAAAAGAACAAATCCAACCGACAGAAGGCCGCCAATTTCGTTGAAACGGAGATCCTTTTGCTTCTATTTTATTTACTTCTATTTGTGCAAGATTTGCTTGATGAAATAAAGTAGCTAGTTCGTGATCTAATTGTGCTTGTAGATCTTTGTCTTTTACAAACTTACCTACTATGTCGCTAACAGGTTTTATTAATTTATCAAACATCTTTATCTCCTCTTAGGATTTTTTCTAGTTTTAATTTTTTTTCTTCTATTGTGTCTGCGTGTAAATCTTTATCAACTATTTTTTCTAATTTAAGACTTTCTATTTTGTTGTTACTAATATATCTCCAAGTATATCCGTCTTTGCCATACACACCAAATATAGTAGTGCCTAGACCAATCTTTATAATCATGGCCTGTTCGCCGTCTAATATTACTTTTTCGCCTTCTTTAAATTGTGAATTTAATTTGAATTTTAGGCCTTTAATAAATGAAATCGAATAGTCTTTGAGAGCTAATCCTGCTAAAACAGAAGCTATAAAAATGGATAATTCAAGATAATATTGTTCAAAATTCACTTTTCATTTGCCAACTTTTTTCATAGCGATTTTATGCGACTCTGTAAATGTTTTACCTCGTCGCATTAATCTTTTCATTTCGGCCATGTGTTTAGCCGTATGATGTTTGCTATGCCTTTTCAAAGTATCTTTTTGTCTTTGAGTAAGCTGTTTAGTTTTATTCACTTATTTTTTTTTCTTTTTCTTTTTCTTATGATAAGGCATTATTTTTTCCTCTTTTTCTTTCTAAGTTTTTTAAAATCTGCTCCGGTAATTTTATTTCTAGGCGGAGCGACTCTAGCAATCTTTTTTTGCTTTTTAGATAATTTTTTTCCTGGCATTTTATTTCCTTTTCTTTTTAGGTTTTTTTGCCGTCTTGGCCGCTTGTTTAAATTGTTTAGCCGTTGGAGCTCCTTTGCTTCCTGGCTTTCTCATTTTTTCTCCAGATCCGGCTTTTATTCTTTTGCGTTTAGCATGAATATTAGCGTACAGTCCTTTCTTTTTTTTCATAGATACCTCTACCATTTAGTGCGGTTGGCCCAATAGGCCGCCGACATTTTACCTTTAGATATGTTTTTGGCATGACGAGCTTTGAAGGATTTTCTTCGAGCTTTATCTTTTTTGCTCTTAGGATTTTTTCCTGCTCCGCTTACGCCTTGCTGACCAAACCTTATAGTCTTTATTTTACTACCTTCTTTAGCAACTACAACATGAGATTTTGTTGGGTGGTTAGGAGTTCTTTTAGGTTTATTGTAACCAGATACTCCTGCCCTTTTTAATCTTGAGTCTTTTGACATTAGTGTATAGTGTTTTCGCTTACAATTAAAAAAATAGTATTCTTGTTTATCTTTTCGCCAAAAACTAACTTCATGGTTTTTACTGCTTCTTCTTCGTTTCTAGCTTTAACATCTGTGCCAACTAAAATGTGTTCATCAGACATAGCTTCTATATGATAAAGTTTTTTAGCTTCCTTCATTTTTAAACAATCCTTGTGCTTCTGCTTTTTGCATGGCTCTTAACTCGTCGTTATTCTGCTCCAGGATTTGTTTAACTTCGTCTAAATTAACGGCATTTTGACCATACTTGCCGTATAGCTCTGCCATTCGTAATTTAGTGCTTACTAAAAATTTATCTCTTTCCAGGTCGTCATTCATAACAACTTTCATACGATCAGTTTCAGCATCTACTTCAATTTTCCTAGCTTGTGCCTGTGCTTTCATAGTTTCTGCCATAGCTAATTGATCTTCTGGTTTTGGTTTTTTACTATTAGGATCTTCTGGCGGTAAAGGTGGTATTTGAGAGTTAATAAACTGCGAAGTATCTTTAAATCCTGCCATTTCTATAACTTTTGTAATGGTATTTGCGTATTGTTGTAGAGAAACCATAGGATTTCTTGGTCCTAAAGTCTGTATTATTTGCTCTTGTTTTTGCAATAATCTAGTCAAAGTAGCTAATTGTTCTTCGTCGCTAGACTTACTAATGGCTACATTACACACCATATCTTTATCCGTGTCCCAATATCTAGGATCTATCTCAACAAATTCATTATTTAGTCTAATTATTTCGGCTTTGTCTTGGTTTTTTATAGACAGATTGTTAATTAAACCAAATAAATCCTTCATACCCTCTGCAAAATGACGGCATATAAGCTCAATACGGCCCTGTGCGGCGGACATTGTGGCCGCAACGGCAGTTTTTGTCGAACTTTGTAAAGCGTCTGCGTTAAGACCTGCACTTGCCTTAGAAACGCCTGTGCGATTTTCTTTTTGTTCGTCTAAATACTGTAAAAACGGGAACGCTTCTTTACCGCTAAACGGAACAGAAAAAGGTTGTACTGCTCCTGGTTGTCGCATACGGATAGGTTGTCCTATATCATTGTTTAGAACATCATCTATATTAACTTGGCCTTCAACTATTCCCATTCTGGGAAAAATAGAATGACCTAGCGAGTCTAAACTATCTCTAATTATTTGCGATTTAATATCTTGTATAGGTTTTAAGTAATCTGCCGGGCAAGATCCTATTGCTGTGTGCGGTTCTGGATCCGGACAAAACATTACGATTGGCAAGTCGTCCCATGCTTCACAATTTACTATTTCTAGGCCGTCCCCGATTGTGCAAACTTTGAGTAATTCGTTAATGCCGTCTTGATCTTTGTCATATCTGACATAATGTTCAATATATAAAATTTGCTGTCCGGTTACATCTGTCCTGTCTGGATCATTTATTTCATGTAATGGATTTCTAGCTTTTCTTTCGTCTTCGTTAGAAGCGTCGTTGCCGTAATTTGCGTACTGCTCTACTTCTTCTTTGTCATATCCCATAGCAACTAGATCCGAAACACTAACAATCATTCTGTGTGCAACATAAGGCGAGTCATGTAAAGATCTGGAGTTTCTGGATATTAAAATTTCTTCTGGTGGTACTGCTTCAATACAAACTTTTTCAGAAGATTTTACTTTTCTAACTTTTAGGTTGTAAGCAACTACTACTTCTTCTGAGTCTTTGTTGCCGTCTTGATTAACTATTGTCCTGCTTTCCATAATTGGATTTTCTTCTAGGACCTCTATATCTTCATCTGTCATTATTGCGATATATTGTTCAACAGATAAATTTTTGTATTCGTGTGTAGTCGTATCTATGCTTGAGTCGTAAAATGCTTTTACAAAACCTGCTTTTCTAATCAATGCGTCTTTAAATACAGAATATAAAATATTAAATCCTGGATTTTTTTGATTAAAAATATAATTTACATAGTCTGTTTGTTGTTGTGCCGCAGGTATATCTTCCTGGTTTTTAGGTACAAATTCGACAACTTTGCTTGTGCCGAAAAAAGTACGCATTAGCGAAGGCATTATGTGTAAAACAGCATCTCTAACATCTGTAGAAACATACTCAGACTGAATATCGCTTCCGCCTTCCGGAGAATTGCCTAGATAGTATTCGGTGGACTCAGCTCTCTCGTCGCCGAGCTGATCTATAAAATCTTTAGCGTCGTCTAATTCTGATTTTAAAACGCTTTGTAATTCTTCTTCATCAAATTCGTCTTCTACAACTTCTGTAGAAACGCTTACAGATGTTTCTTTTTTATATTCCATACAATTATCCTACTCTATAGATTTTGGATTTTATTGGTCGTTTAAAATTATACCCCATAAATGAGCTTCCGCCACCAAGAACGGCAGAAGTAGAAGCAAAAGTTAAAGCTAATGCGTCTGCTTTGTCTGGAGATTTAATACCTCTCTTTTTCATTTCTTCTTTGCTTTCTAATTTTACTTTTCCGGTAGATGTATATTTATATATTGGAGAAACTAATTGTTGTACTAATTCATCATCACTAGGCAAGAAAACATCTCGGCCAGATAGCCATTCTTTAATTTTAAACCATAGTTCAGCTCGGAGATTTAAGTAATTCTTTTTGCTAGAAGGCGACTCTCCTACATTAACGCCGATAACCGGCAAGTTTAGTTCAGATAATCTATCTACTACGCCGGATCCTACACCAATTACATCTACTAATATTTCTTGTGGCTTTTCTAAAACAGTAGCATCATCATATTCATTTTTTATTGCTCCGCACAATGACATTAGATCCATAGAATTATATGTTTTCATTTCTAAAACAGTATTTCCTTGTCTTTTGCATAGTGCAGAATTGTCGCCACCAAACCTGGCTACATCAATTCCCCAAACTATCGGCTCAGAAGCAGTTAAATCTACTTCTCGCATAACAGCAGAACGACATAATTCCATAGGTATAACTGTGTCATTGTCATAACTAGGAAACTCTCCTAATACTTCTACTCTAGCAACAGTAGAGTCTTCGCCATATTGCTCTAACATACTTTGAAATAGCTTTTGATCTGTGCCTTCTACAGTTCTTGAGTCTATTTGTTCGTTTTTCCAAAAAGATCTTTTGCCATGAAAGCTATCGAAAAACGGCCCACTATTCCTTCTAGGGTTCGAAAATGTGAACCAATACCTGTCTTTTGTTGGTTCAGAGAAAAATCCCTCAGAAACGCTGTAAATCGGTCCTGGAATACCTGATGCTTCGTCCATAATTAGACAAACTCCATAACTAGAGTGAATACCGGCAAATGCGTCTGGATTTTCTTCTGACCATAATTGAGCTTGTGCATAATAATAGCCGGTGTCTATCTTTAAATCCTTTTGTAATGCTTCTTCAAACCATTTTGCAGGTTTTATTGTTGTTGCTGTTTTTTCCCACCAATGATTATTTACAGATAGAGTTAGCCACTTTCCTAGTTCCGCCCATGTTCTTGATCTTAATTGTTGCTCGGTGTTTGCAGTTACAATTATGGTAGATCCTAGTCTAGTAGATAAAAACCATAGTATTAACCAAGACACTAAAGCAGATTTGCCAATACCACGACCACTAGCAACTGCTAGTCTATACATTTCCGGAAAATCTACTGTTTCATTTCTAGCTATATGATTTGCAATATCTTTTAAAATTTTTTCTTGCCACTTTCTAGGGCCTTTAAAATGCTCAAGGGGGGTATCTTCTTGCTCCCAAGCAAAACAATATTTAACAAAATTGTACGGATTGTCTTTGATGTTCAAAGACCAAAGATCTGACATTAATTGTTTTTCTTCTTCTGGCTTGTATTTCATTACTTAGTCGGCAGGAGTAAAAGTGAGGAGAATATATAGTGCGTGATACTCCTGCCTATGATATTTGCAAGTGTCAAGGAGAGAACAAATATCATTTTAAAAAAAATTAAAAAAATTTATTTGAACAGTATATCGTACATACACCCCCGATTTGCAAAAAAGGGGGGATCTGGCCTGTTCTTTTTGTTTTTGCTTTTTGTTCATTTGTTATGATCTCGGGCCGGATCAGATCCTTTTATGATCTCGTTGTGATCTCGGGCCGGATCTGCCTTTTTATTTTGTGGCCCGTTATGATCCGGGATCTTGCTTGTACCTGGTAAAGCTCTATTCTTTTTAGGGAGTCCGCCTGGTTGTTTAGATCCTTGATCTTTGGCCCTTGTACCTGGTAAAGCTCGATCCGGGATCGTACCGGGATCTATACCTGGTAGCTCGACGCTTCCGGGAAGATCTATAACTCTGGCCCGTGCATCTTTTAGAACGGATCCTAAGTTCAGATCTACATTTAAAGACAGATCCTTTTCCGCCCATTGTCCTTGCTCTCCACGATTAGATAAAAAGAATTTGACGGCGTGTATATTGGGATCTTCTTTAGTCGCAGATCTAAACAAGCTATTTGCTACCGCACTTATGGCCTTCGATCTTCCCGCTTCCATTCTACTAGCAAAACTAGCAGATCTTAATTTGTTCCTATGTAGCGTATGCCATGAAACGCCCAAGTTATCAGCTATTTGCTTTTCGCTTAATCCCAAACCGGCTAGGCGTTCTACTTCATCAAGATCTATATTTAATCTTTTACGGCCACCTTTATTGATCTTTTGATCTTTCATAGGCCTATTTTAATCTATTATTCTTTTTTCTATGTCTTCGTATGTCTTGCTATGTCTTTTTATATTCTTTAAAATGGGTTTTTTTAACGGAGAATTAGAAATGCAACAAACAAAAATGAAACAGATCAAAGAAGAAATTCAAGATCTATTAAGTAAAGCTCATATCCTAGAAACTGTTTATAAGATCCACGAAAAAAAGAACGATCTTGACAAGTGCATCAAGTACCGGGAAGGCCTTGAAAATGTCCTTGAAAAACTTTGGGATCTTAACGAACAATACGAAGATCTAAAGAAGGCCCAACAATGAGCAAGATTTTAATTGGTTGCGAAACTTCCGGGATTGTAAGAAATGCCTTTCTTGATCTGGGCCACGACGCTTGGAGTTGTGATCTTCTGCCGAGTGATGATCTTACAAATAGACATATTCAAGATGACATTAGGAATGTTCTTAAATATGAAAGTTGGGATCTTTTAATGGTGGCCCACCCGCCTTGTACCCGTCTTTGCAATTCTGGAGTCCGTTGGCTAGACAATCCGCCACCTAATAAGACAGTTGAGCAAATGTACCAAGAGTTAGAAGAAGGAGCGTCTTTATTCTCGGATCTTTGGAATTGTGAAGTGCCACACCTGGCTATAGAAAATCCAATTATGCACAAACACGCAAAAGCAAGGATCCGCAATTTTGAGAAACAATCTCAAACTATTCAACCTTATGAATTTGCAGAACATATTGACGCTGAAGACAATGTCTCTAAAAGAACTTGTCTTTGGTTAAGGAACTTGCCTTTATTAAGAAAGACGGGATCTTTAACAAAAGAAACTGCAAGACATGATATTCACAACTGTCCGCCTGGCAAAGATCGTTGGAAAATCAGAAGCAAATTCCATGTAGGAATTGCGAAAGCTATGGCGGACCAATGGACCGAATTTTTAAACCAAACGGAGAAATAAAAATGAAAAATGAAAAAGTAAAAAGCAAGATCCAAATATCTTTGGATCCTGTGGACTTATCCTTTTATAAGTTATCCGGGATCATAAATAATTATGATCTTGGCTATGATGAATATAGGGAGATCGTAAGCGAGATCTTAAACGAGATCATAAGGCCTATGGCGGATCAATTAGCAGAAGAAAAAGCTAGATCTAAAGCTAAGACTTATCTTCTTGATAATCTTGTGCATGAAGCCAATGAAGTTTTAGACATAGGTATTGCAAGATCACAAAAGGAAGTTGGCCAAATGCACATGGCCCAAAAATTTTTGATGATCGTTTCATCTGCTGTGAGAAAAACAAATTTTGAACTATTACAGGCCAAACAAAACGGGCCGGGAGAAAGTGAAAAAAATGAAGTGTAATACTTGTTATGACGACGGCGTATATATGCACAAGGGCAAGTTTAAAAAATGTTCTTGTGAAATAGGCCGTTCAATCAATCAATCTTATGTAGAAGATCTAAATGCGGATCTTTTCTTAAATAATCTATGGAGATCTAAAAATGTTAAATTCAGAAACCAGAACATATAATTTTATAAAGTGTCCGTCTTGCGACTCTAAAAGCGAGATCTTGAAACTTGAATATAAAACTATCAATCCAGAATTTTTGCAGGATCAGGAAGCGGAAAGAGATCCTAAGAAGATCCTTAAAAAGACGGCCCGACTTGATACAAGGGCAGTTAGACATTTTGGACCTGCAATTCATGTCTGTAATTCTTGCGGTCAAGATCTAGGAAGGGATATTGAGAAATACAAATATCAAGGAACTTTCAAAAAAGGATCTTTAGACGATTATTATGCTTTAGGCCATAACAAGATCATAAGCCATACAGAAAATTTTCTCAGGCGTTGTGATCTTACTTTGTATAACGATTTTTTAGAGCAAGAGTATTGGTACGAAGAAGTTGAAAATTATTATCCAATGAATGAAGACGGAGAAGAAGACGAAGAAGGAGAGTACCCGGAAATCTTTCAGGCCTTCATAGTTGATTATTGTTTTTATAAAGATCTTCAAGAAGCAAATGAAGTGGTCGCAGAAAGTGGACCGCATTATATCTGGGGACGCTGTTCTTTTGGCCAAGCAATTTCTATGGATCGAGTCATACAAGATATTGCTTATAAATTTGCAGATCCGGAAAAACTTCCGGATCTTTGGACGCTTGAAAAAGAACAACGCCTGGACGATCTAAAATGACAGATCAAAAAAATTATTTTCCGGAAATTAATGACTATGTTCAGATCTCCGGTAGAGATCTTTTTGGGATCTATTGCGGATCTTACAAAGGAAAGGCCCGGATTTTTTTAGATGAACCAATCATTAAAAAAGGACGGGCCAAGTATATTTATTTAACTAACTATAAAAATATAAGGAGTGCCAACAAATATGAAAACTAACGGAAAGCTATTTTTAAATAGCCATATTAAATATAAAGGTGTTTGGATCAAGTGCCTAACATTACAGGCCAATGAGAAACAGAAATTTTATTGTCCTATGTTAGATCCTTACAATGAAATCTATTTTGAACACAAGTACCAAGCCAAAAGACTAATTAATAAACTAATGGAGAAAAACAAATGGAAAAAATAAACTATGATGAATGGAGCAATAAATATCGTGAAGCGTCAGCGGATCCGTTGGCCCGTTTTTTAGTGGATCGGTATATACCAACAACCAAAGCAAATCAGATCTCAAAAGCTATCGGAGATCTTCACACGGCCTTTTGTCAAATAGATCCGTCCCGCCTTAATTGGATAGCTGAAAATCTACCGGAATTATATGACACGGCCTGTTTATATACGGACATTCACGGAGAGCCAAACAAGGATCTAAGAAAAGTTCTATCAGAATATCGTTGGGAGAAGCTCAAATGACAGAAGGTTTATTTGTAATGGGTGGCCTGGTTATGTTTTTTGCATTAGCCGGGTTCATCTTTGACAGTTTTTGGTCAGTCAAAAAAATTACCAAAAAGCAATTAGATCCTTTTGTGCATGATCTCTGGATCAATTACCAGAAAGAATATGACAAAGGCACTTGGCCTGGATCGAAAAAAAAGTACCAAACAAAAGAAGAATTTATAAACAATAACTTACCTTTCATCATCAATAAAGCGACTGAGAAAGGTTTAATTTAACGGAGAAAAAAATATGAATAAATTACCTAAAACAATAGTAGCTAATCAAATATCTATTCAATGGAATGACAATCCTAAATTAGTGGTCCTTATGCACGATATGCCGGAGTATGTCAGAGAACCATTTGACGCATGGTTAAGCGAGATAGAAGCACAGGAGAATGAAAAATGAGTCCAGAAGAATATAAAGAAAGATACGAAAAAGAACTGAAAAAAGTTAGAAATATAAAAGACGGATTGATAAATAAAGTTGTTGAAGACTTTACCGACTATGCAATACACACACACTATTATTTTTCTAATGGTGTAGATCTTATAGTTTGTAGGGAGCTTTATCCGTTTTCCTTTTTATTTTTAAGAACTAATAAAACTTATACTTTTTGCACGGAAGATGAATTACCCAAGTTTATTCATAAGGAGATCTCATTACAGGCATTAAAAGAGTATGAAGCATTTATACAATCTCAGGGAATACTATGACAGATTATTTTAAAAGAATGGCCAATCTAAAAAAGGCCTTACGCAGATCTAAAAATATTGAATTTCAAAATATGTGGATCAAACAAATTAACCGACTAAAACATAAAAGGCACTTATACGAAAAGAGATGCCAGGAGAAAAGCCAATGAAACTATATCAAATTGATTATATAAATTCTTACGGAGAAAAAGAATTTGTAGCTATTACAAATGATCCTAATGAATGGTTGAAAGATAATAACAAGCAAAGAATAGGCGACGGAGAAGAACCGGAAAAAATTACCGACTTTGAAATACACCTACTTTTTTACACTACTGATAAGAAAAAGAGAAAAACTTATAAGATCTACAACACTAGATCGGAAATAAAACCGCATCTTTATAACAAGGAGAAAAGCCAATGAGATTTACGATAGATCAAATTAAAAATACTATTGTTGAAGATTTTAACGAATTGCAATTAACAGACAGTTATTTTTTTGCAGATAGTGAAACGGATATTTTATGGATTGATAAGCATGATCTTTTCTTTGTTTTAAAAAAAGATCATACCTGGAAATCTTACGAACCCGGAGATTTAATAGACGCATTAGACGATCTTACAAAAAAAGATCTGCAAGAATATATGAAAGATTTACACGGAGTTAAATTATGAATGATGAAGATATGTTGAGATTAATTTTATGGTTAAATGATTTACCAGAATACAGAAAAAAACAAATTGCTATTTTATTAATGAGTACCTGTTTAAATACTTTAGCTCAAGACGAATTAGCCGGTTTTATGTCTGGCCTGGCCCGTGAAATAGTAGAAAAAAAACCAGAATAATAATAAAATTAAAAATCAAAGGAGATATATATATGAAAGTTAAAGTTCAAGAAACTATTTACCACCATAAAGAAACTGACAAAGGTTATCACAAAGACAAAACCATAGTTGAAGTTGCAGAAAATGGTAATCTAAAAATGATTGAAACTATAGATGTGCAAGAACAATGGTTTGATACAGAAGCAGAAAGAGATACTGCCTACCTGGAAAGTTATGATAACTGCGTAAAAGCAAAAACCTATATTTTAGGAAATAAAGACTTTGCTTTTTTTGAGTTTGTAGAAGATCTGGAAGAAGTAGAAAGAGATATACAAACTCAAAATGAAAATTATGGAAAGGTAATAGATGTCTAATTATATTAATCAGCTTATGCTTGATAGACTCGTCGAAGAAGGATTAGAGAAGGGACTAACCCAAAAACAAGCAGAAGACTACGCAAACAGAATATTTTTTAGTAAAGATTAGATTAGCTCGATAATTCTCCCCTTCCCAAAAAAGCAAGAGCTAATCGGGAAAAGGCCTATTAATTTAGGCCTTTTCTTTATCAGCTTCTAGCTTCTTGTCTAAAGCGTAGCCAATGCCAACCAAGAGAATATGTTTTTTAAATCTTTTCTGAGCTTCTAGTTTCTTTTTAGCTCTCGGTGTAGATCCTTCTACAGCTATAACAATCAATCCTGCCTTAGATAAGTTATTAACCGCCATAGCTACTGTTTTTCTATTCATACCTGTAGCTTTACCAAGATAAATATAACTATCCCAACATGAAAAAGAAACTCCTTTTACCCTTTCGCAAATAATCCACAAAATAATCTTTTCCCTAGATCCTAGATCTCTGCGATCTAGTTTAGATCTAAACCAGGTCCAGATTACCGCCTTTAGTTTAGTATAGTTTGTAAATTTTAATGCCGTTGCTAAGTTTATATAAGGACTGTCTATGCTTGTATATTCTGTACTAATCCACCAATAATTTTTAAATTTTTCCTTCCTTTTCATTTCTTAGATCAGATTTGTTTTACCCGTCTTCATTTTGTTTTATATGGGAGAACCTTTGTTCTCCCTATATATGTATATATAAGTCTGTATGACCATACGCCTACCCAGAAACGCATAGCTCTATGGGAGTACCTATGGTCAGAAACTAATGTATTAATCCCAATTAATATCATTAACAGATCCCTTTTTTTCGTCTAAAAGCTCAAGTTCAAATCCTTTTCTAATTAAAGTTTTGATACTCATATCAGCTTCACTATTGGCTTTTACTAGAGCAGACTTGACTACTGCTAACCTGTTAAATGGAATACCTTGTTCAAAACAAATTTGCTCTGTGTTTTCTTCTGAGTCCAGGAACATAACAAAAACTGCCCTATGGCTATCAGTTAATGCTGTAGCTCCCCTGATTGAGCTTCTGGCAGATAAAACATCATTTGTATTAGACAATGCACTTTTATTGAGATGATGTACCGAGAGTACGCTACAACCAAATTTAGCGGACAATGACGCTACATATTGTGCGTAGAGTTGTGCTACTTCATTGTCATTTAATTGTGCAGACACGACAGATTGTACCGGATCTATGACTATCAATTTTAAATCTTCAATATCTTCTAAAGAATTAGAAAGCTCTATTGCTTCCGGAGTTATATGCAATCCATTGATAGCATCTTGTTTTATCAATGTTAATGGCTTACCCATTTCGCTAGTACACATAACAAAAGTATCGTATTCAGTTTCAAATCTTCTGTTATCTCTATCTAATAACGCTATTCTCCTTCTAACTTCGTCAGTATCATCTTCGCTAGATAAGATAATACAATTACCCTTATCCATAATTTTATTACCCAGAAAATTACCATGACCTTGATTTATGTCTAAACAGGCCTTCAAAGTTATACCAGACTTACCTATACCACCTATAGAACATAACAAGGATATTTTAGATAGCTCTAAACTTTGATCTACTAACCACCTTCTAGGCGGTGGAGTACCTACAAAGTTTTTTATTGAGTATTGTGAAAACTTATAACCTTTGCTGAGGATTTCACTTTTGACTGCATTAGGTCCTTCTTCCTGGTACAAGTCATTATAATCTCCCACCTTACTAGGTATTCTTATCAAGCAAGAGCTAAGTGAAGCACAAATCTCTTTAGCTTTTGCCTGTCCTATGCCATTCTGGTCATGGTCAAAGCAGATCAAGAACTCCGCATTACAAAACTTTCTAATGTTCTCAAGAGCTACTAATCCAAAATTTGCAGAAAACACACATATTGTCGGAAGACCTGTACTCTCATAAACGCTCAGACAGGTGGCGAGTCCTTCCGTGACCGCTATGGTTTTTATATTGGACCAATCGTTCCAACCTATGCCTACTGTGTATATTCCAGACTTAACCTCAGAAGCAGAAGCAAAACGCTTAGACTCTGTTGTTATATATTGCAGACTTCTTAATTCTTTTTTTGTATTTTGTGTAGAATACACCGGACAAAGAAGTGATCCGTTCATCTCTGTCAATCCATAATTATTTTTTAACCCTTTACTTGATAGGTATTCATGCTCATTAACTATTTTAGAACTTTCAAAAATTCTCTCACATTCCTTCGCAACTTCATTATTCTTTTTCTCCCTTTCTTTCTTGGCCCTTTGCAGATTTATTTCTATTTCTTTATTTAATTCTGTTTGCTGTTCCGGAGTAAGCTCTTTTATAGAATTGCTGTAGAACTTCCATTGTTGATTTGTTCTCCAATTACCATATACAGAAATCCAATGTTCATTATTTTGATGAAAAAAATACCAACCAGATTTTTCTCCGGTAGAAGTTTTATCATCTCTTGATATAGCTGTAGCTTTTACCGGAACTCTTACAATCCCGCCAGAAGTATCAATGCTATCCACTAACAATCCGTCAGCGTTCATCTGTTTTATAAGATCAGATATATCTGCTTTTTGTTGTGTAAGTTTTTTTTCTTTTGATTTTCTCTTTTCAAAGAGCTGTTTGTAATTAGCCACTATCTACTCCATTACTTGCTTTTGCTTTCTCGCAATCAAGATAACAGAGAATTAGTGTTCTAAAAAACTTTTTTCTTTCTTCTCCTTCCCACTTATGAAGCTCGTATGTTTTGTTTTTTTTTGCTAACTGTTGATACAATGACTTTACTTCCGCTATTGCATAATCAACACTTTTATAATTTAAGTTAGACTGCCTGGTTATTTCCATTTTGTTTCCCACTCTTGTTTTGATTTCTTCTATATGATGTCCGTTATTACAGACGCCATAATACTTATCATCTATTTGCAATAAAATTGCTCCAGAAGGTTTTAAACAACAGGCACATAAAGAAGGCCTGTTGTTTTTTATATCAAACAAGATTTAGAAAGGGATTTCTTCGTCAAACTCCTCAGTCTTTGTTTCTACAGGAGCAGGAGCTTCTTCTTTTTTCTCAATTTTTTCTTCTTCAAAAGATCCAAGACTAGAAATATCAATGTGTTTTTCATCTCCGACAACTTTCCAATTTTGTCCCGCAAAATCTTCGTCAAGATCCAATGTAGATTTTTTTTGTCCGTTGCTTTCGTATTCTCTTTTTTTCAAAAGACAAGTAGCACTTTTACCCTGCAACACTTGATTAAACTGCTCTATGCTTTCCGGAAAGTCTTCTGGTTTGACACCCATAGCCATAAGAATATTTTGCAACTTCATAGTACCACTCAAGGCCGCTTTATGCAGTTTATCTTCTCCAGAATTTTCCTTGTCATAGGCAGTAAAGTATCTTGATTTAAGAGTCTTATTTTCCCAACCTTCTACATGAAACTCTATATCAGTAGCATCATAGGTTTTACCCGATTTAGATACAAAGTCTGTAATTTCATCTGCTTGAACAAAATTAATCAAGTATCTACCTTCTGGATATTCTACAAAATCAGACATAGAAGAATTTTCTTCTTCTGCCTGTTCTATTAAGTTTTTGAAATTAGTCATATTTACCTCGCTTTTTACTAATGTTCTTCGTTGTTATCAAAAAATTCAGATCTGCCACTTAGAGTTTCAGAAATTTCTGTTTCTAAGTCTTCTATTTCTAGCAAACATTTCATCAATGCTTTATCTAGTAGATCGCTAGATCCTATTTTTTCTTTGATAATTCCTTTTACTCTGCCGAGTATTTGATCGTAACCTTCATAAGAAGGCAGTCTTCTTTTCATTGGCTCAATCATTTTTATCTCCGGATAGTGCTTTTTTAAGCTCTTGTTCCAATGTTTTCCATACCTTACCCTTTTCTACTTGTATTTCTGGCGGTAAGTTATATCTATTTTTAGCAAAATGACTTATACAATCTTCCGTAAAGAAATACCTTTCTTTAGACTGTGTAACTTTAGTTTTAAGAGATCCTTTGTCGTCTTGTGTTTTAACTTCTCCATATTTGTAGTTATAAAACAAAACCATATCTAAATACTCTTTAACTTTTTCTCCAAAACCGGTCCTAAGTTTAAGCTCGTATTTTTGATAATCTTTGAGTCCTGGTTTCTCTTTTCGGTCTTCTTTGACATGACATATAAAAACAACACGCATTTTTCTTTTATCTCTGATCTGATCTAAAAGGTCAAAAACTTGTGTCAATGTTTCTTTTGCTTTTGAATATCCTGTCCCCCATTCAAAATCAACAATAGACTCTTTGCCGTCTTTTTCTGCTACATACTTTTCAACAAGAGTTTCTAGCCAATCTAAAGAGTCAATCGCTAAAGTTTTTCTGCTTTTATAATCGTCGTTATCTCTTATTTCTTCTAAGTATTCTATAAATTCCGGAAAACTTTCAATAGGTTCTGTATTCCAAATGTTTTGATCTGTCTGTGTGATTAGGCCTTCTTCTAATGTAAGTATCATTGGATCTGGCATTTCACAAACCATAGTTGTTTTACCTATTGCCGAAGGGCCATATATAGCCATACGCATAGGATTTTTACTAGCTCCTTTTCTAATTGCTTTAATTGTCATTTTTTTCTCCTTTTTCTAATGTTACTCTTAATAACTCAAATGAATAATTACGCAAAAACTCAAAAGATTGTTTTAACTGTGTAAGTTGTTCAATCTTTCTTGCTTGTGTAATTTGTTCCGAGTCTTGCTCAAGTTGTGCTAAACCATTTATCGTCCAGGCACAAATCTCAGCTAAAGCTAACTGATTACCTTTAACTGTAATTTCTTGTTCAGCATCTACTAGATTGCTTTTGTAGATATTCTTCTTTACTCCGTCTTGCTCGTAAGACAGATAAGGTTTTTCTTCGCTATCTGTTGTAGATTGCTCTTTTAGTTCGTTGTTTTTTTCGCTCAATGTACTCCTCACTAAGTAGATACTCTTTATGTGTATCGCAATTAAGTTTATGCGGACAAAAGACACAATGATCTCCGGCCACAAAAACAGGTTCATCTTCAAAACAAGCGTCTATTTTTGGTTTTAACCAATCAAACGCCCAATTTACCAAGTTTTCAGAAGAAATCTCTGTAGATCTTATTGGCCCGTCTTTGTGCCACGCTCTAGGTTGCACTATAACCATTTCTACTTTTGTTTTTTCTGAATATTTTGATAAAGCCATAAGAGCATAAGCTCTTAGCTGTAAATTATTTTCTACTTCTACCGGATATTTACCATTTTTATAATCAATAATAATTATTTTGTCTTTTTGCAATATTAAAATATCTGTTGTTCCCCATAGGTCCGGGTGGATCTCATGTCCGTCTAATCTTTCTTCTATATAAAGTTTTGATTTTTCTTCTTCATTTTTTCTTTTAACGACATATTCACAATATAAATTAGACGCTTCTATCATTTCTGCATCTACTTTAACTGTATGACCTTCAAATTCTACTTCTCTGCCTAGCCAATATTCTTTGAAATCAACACCTTTAAATCTTCCTTGTAATCTCATTTCATTCATTTCGTGTACTACACTACCAATACGAGAAGCGTCGCTACTGCTAGAAGGATAACCTTCTGATGCTTTTGGTGATGCAGGGCATTTTGTATATCTATCCAATCCAGACGGAGCAATCTTTGCATGATGTATGACAGGCATTTTCTAATAAGTAATAATTTTTTGACTATCCAAGTAATTCTCAATATCTTGCTCCTCATACTTTACTGCTTTTTGTATCTTGTAATAACTAGGTCCTTCTCCAGAAAAACGCCAACGATCAAGTGTTCTCACGCTAACACCGATCCTTTCAGCACACTCTTGCCTGGATAAAAATGTCTTCTGATTGCTAGACACGACTAGATATTATTCCTCATAACCATTATGATATACAGATGTTAAGGAATTGCAAACATTAATTGAATGAGAAAGGACGAAGAAATTACTATTGAAAATATTTATAAGGCCCGTTGGGTATGGTATCACTCCATACTAGCAGGAGAAATTTTCATAACTAATGTCTTATTGATTGCCATTCTCACAAAAATCTAATGTCAAAAGGATCAGATCCTCGTCCAATGAAAGTTGATAAAAAAACTTTTGAAAAAAATTGGGACAAAATATTTAAAAAAAATGTCAAGAAAACCAAAAACTTTAAAAAAACAAGTAGCAGGTAATCACTACAAGAAACTAGGCATAGAGCCAATAGAATATATATTGGCTAACAAACTATCTTATTGTTGTGGTAATGCTGTTAAATATATTAGTAGAGATAAAGGCAGTAGGATTGATGATCTTAATAAAGCAATACATTACTTAGAAATGGAAATAGAATTAGTGCATAAAAAAGGAGAAAAACATGGAAGAAAAAGATAGACATATAGCTGATAAAAAATTTAATAAATTAAAAACTAGATATAGAAACGGATCTAAATACTATTATTTGATCTGGCACAACAAAGGTAAAAAAATCAAAAGAAAAATAGAAGCTCGTTATCCAGATGAAAGTATTACTGAGATACGCAAGAGAGCTATTAAAATTTATTCTCATTACAAAGATATAGAAGAAGGCCTAGTAGAAGATCCAAAAGACACGAAACAAATTAAGTATGATGTTTTGTTTTCTGAATACATTGAAGACTGTAAGGCAAGAGATGTAAAAGAAACTACAATAAAACAATATCAATCTTTGTATCAAAATTATGCACAAAAACATCTTGGATCTATTTGTGTAAATAAGCTAACAAGAAAAGATATTAAAAATGTTTTTGGATCTATTTCAAAAAAAACAAAATCACAAGCAAACAAATT